CGGCAGATCGGCCGGGTCGAGGAGGAAGTCGCGAGACTCCACCCGTTCGACCCGGCCGTCGCCGGTCTCCACATCCCAGACCGTCCTGCCGACGCGCGCGGACAGGGTCGCGGTCTGCGAACCGCGACTCCATCCGATGTCCGTGGCGAGCGCTGCCTTCTGCTGCGACGCCAGGAACGCTGCACCGTTGGCGAGGACGTTCACCATCAGCGGCCGAGCTTCACCCGGACCACGGTGTCGCCGTCGCCGCTGGCGGCGATGGCGTGACCGCAGAGAGTCTCGCCGGTGCTGGTGACGCAGAACCCGGTCGCGTCGTTCCAGTAGACCGCCGCGCCGGCCGCGAACACGGTCGCCGACTCGGTCGGCATGTCGAAGACGCCTTCCATCTGGACGGCGCCCTTCTCGTTGGCGGCGATGTCGCGAGGCGCGACGCCGACGAGCGCACCGATCTCGATGACGTCGCCAGCGGTGACAGCGGAGGCGGGAGTGTGGTCGATCGCCATCCCGCCGTGAACGTAAGTAGCCATTCGAAGAATCCTTTCGGTCGTGCCGGACGGGGCGCGAAGCCCCGCCCGGCGATGTCAGTCGGTAACGGGTCAGGCGGTGTTCTTGACGCCGGCACGCGGCTCCTGCTTCGCGACACCGAAGTCGAAGTAGCCACGCATCGAGACGCCGAGGGTGTTGAAGTCGGCGTCCGCTTGCTCGACGGTCGGAGTCTCGACGCCGTTGAGGAACGCAACCTCGATCGTGGAGAGTTCCGCCGGATTCGCCAGCAGGTACCACGAGGTCGCGGAGTTGCCGGAGATCGCGGCGTTCGACAGGTACGGCGACGTCACGACGGAGAACTTGCCGGCGTGCGGATTCGCGACCGGGTACTTCGTCGAGGTGCTGGTGTCGCGGACCTCGGTGGAGGCCATGACCTGATTGGCCTTCGCGTACAGGCCGGTCGGGACCAGCAGCACGGACGGCATCATCGCCAGCGGGTAGCCGTCGGCGTCGACCTGATCCAGGAACGCCTTCTCGGCGGCGGTGAGGCCGTCGATCCCGAACGCGTTCGACGTCTCGAGGTTGTTGTTGCCGGCGGTGAAGAACGAACCGTTCGCCAGGAACTCGGTCCAGAACGCCTTGTTCATCGCGAGCGCCGCACCGCGGCCGATCCGCTGCGGGATCGCGGACAGCGCGCCGAGGTCGTCGTTGATGATGTCCTGACGCGTGACGGAGAACATCTTCGCGTAGGTCTTGGCCGCGTTGGTGAACGACTCTTCGCTGACGCCGCCAGCCTTGATCTCGCCGGCAGGACCGACTTCCTCGAACTCGAAGCCGCCGTTCAGCCGGTAGCTGGTGACGGTCTTGAAGTCCGACACGGCGCGGGTGCTGCTGATCTGGCGCCACGCCTGATCGACGGCATTGAACCCGGCGAGGAGGAACTTGTTGGCGATGTTCGAGAAGATGCCCGGCAGGGACATCGTCGCGAAGCCGGCCTGAAGGACGGCGCGGGTGTCGGCCTTGACCGAACGACCGTCGAAGCCGTTGCGGCGAGCCGCGATGAGCATCATCTCTTGAAGGCCGAGGTTGCGGTACGAGTCCGCGGCCTCGAGGGTCTCCGCGTCGAAGTGCTTGTCGATGTTCCCGAGGTTCGCGGCCTTGCAGGCGGCGGCCTCGAGGACGGCGTCGTCGACACGCGGCGAGTTCTTGACGATGGCGGCAGGCGCCTCGGCACGCTCGGCACGCAGCACTTCGAGTTCGGCGCGAGTCGCGTCCCAACCCTCGGAAATCGCCTTGGCGGCGATGCCATCGTTGCTCGCGGCGACCCTGCGGATCGCAGCGATGCGGTCAGCCTCGGCGGCAGCCTCGGCACGGATCTTGGCGACGACGTCGCCGGTGTCGACCACCGTCTCCGCCGGAGCGGCGGTGGCCGCCACGTCGCCCTGGGGCTCGGTGGTCTTCTTGTCCATTGCGGACTCCTGTTCTGCGGCGGTTGCCGCGACCTTGGCCTCGGTCGCGTCATCCGCGCCGAGTGCCACGAAAGAAACCTCGCCGAGACTGGCTCGGCGAGACACGTAAACCGGACCTTCGAACTCGCGACCGTTAGCGGTCGCGGTCTCACCCTCGGCGACGAACTCGATGCCGCCGGCATCGGCGCCGATCGACGCCTGCCACGGGAACCCGTTGCGGCCCGCCGACACCACGTCGTTCGCGACGCGGCTGGTCGCCGAGACGACGCCCTCGACGATCAGCTCGCCGTCGACCTGCCGGATCGCGGTCGTGTGGCCGATGACCAGCGACGGTTGGTGATCCTTCAGGATCGGCCGAGACTTGGCGGTCCAACTGAGGCCGGCGAGATCGACGACGACCGGCGCGTCCCAACCGCGGACGGTCATCGCGCCGCCGGTGTAGGCGATCATCTGAAACGTCGGCAGTCCGCTCGCCTTGTCCTCGTAGTCCTCGCCTTCGGCGGCGTTGATGGTGCCGGCCTTCGAGGCGTCGAGGCGGTCGACGATCGCCTGCGCCCAGGTGCGGCCTGCATCGCCACCCCAGAGCGCCCACGCGATGCGACCGGCCGAGGGATACCCGTCCTCGTCGCGGTTCCAGCCCTCGCCGGCCTTGTCGGCCTCGTGGCGTGCGAAGTAGGACGCCATCCGCTTCACGGTGTCGGTCGAGAGGTTGCGGCCGTTCGCGATGTCCCGCGCCCGGGCGACTCCGACCTCGGTGCCGCCGCGGCCGTACTCGCGGCGCCACTCCAGACCGCGTTCGGCCTCCTCACGCATCGACGCGGTAGGTGCGTGCGAGTCGTCCTCGTTCGCCTCCAGCCAGTCGATGCGATCGCTGGTGAAAGACGCCAGCTTGCGTCCCTTGAGTCGCTTGCTCATGCGATGTCGTCCTCGTCGTCCTCGTCGTCCTCGGCGTCAGCAACCGCCGCGCCAAGCATCTCGAGGCCGAGTTCCGCTGCGAGTTCCATCTCCCTCGCGCGCTGTCGAAGCTGCTGTTCCCAGTCCTTGCCTTGCGACGCGTACTCGTCAGCCAGCGTCGTCAAGCCGGCCTCGAGACGGATCGAAGCCGCCGTCGCCTCTTTGTTGGGATCGACATGCGGGTGGCCCGGCCACATCCACGAGTGTCCCCACGGCGTCGACCGCAGTCGCGGCGGGATCACATCTTCGAGAAGGACGGCCTCGCTTCGCCACGCCGCGAGGATCGGATCGAGGATCGTGCGCCCCAGCACGTCGCGCTCGACGCCGATCGCCTTGTGGTACGTCTGGTGATCGAGGCGGCCGGACGCGTAGTTGTATCCGCTGCTGTTGCCCGCCGCGACGTTGAACGGCATCGACAGGCACCGCGCGATCTCGTTGAGGATCTCGTGCTTGAAGTCGCCGTAGCCGGTCGACGGCTGCTCGGCGCGGAGTTGTTCCATCCGCCACCCGCCCGGCATCGTCAGCAGCGCCTGCCGCTCGAGGTTGATCGGATCCAGAGGCTCGATCGCCTCCGCCTCGCCGCCGGCAGGTGCATCGGTGTAGAGGATTCCCGCGAACGACGCCGCGGTCTCGGCGGCACCCAGGACCGCCAGCGTGTACCGCCGCAGTTGCGCGAACAACGGCAAGGCCGGCGTCAGTTCGGGAACGCCGCGGTGCTGGCCGGGGCGCTCGCCGCGGAAGTAGTGCAGCACCACGTCGCGAGACAGCCGCCGGAACCGGCCGAGGCCGGAACGCAGTCCGTCGCGGGCGCCAGGATGCACCTCGGCGATGGTGTACGCGATCGGGTTGCCGTCCCGGTCGATCACCACGCCGTCGATGTTCTGTTGGTCGTCGGACGGCTGGATGTCGCCGCCGAACGGCGCGTAGACCTGGTCGGCCTCGATCAACTGCACGTCGAGGGACACGCCGGTCGCCTGGCCGACTCGCGGGTTGCTGGTCAGCACGGCGAACACCTCGCCGTCCCTCGCACGCGACATCCGCATCGTTCGCAGCTTGCCCGGCAGGTCGACGAACGACGACCAGCGGTGCCACGCGTTCTCGACGATGGCCGAGGCGTCGCGGTCGCCGGCCTGGATCTGGAGTCGCGGCCCGGTGCCGACGGTGTCGTCGGCGAGGGTGCGGACGATGCCGGCGGCGTACGAGTTGTTCGCGACCTCGTAGCGGCTGCGGTTCCGCAGCGTCTCCCGGACCCGCGGATCCATCGCGGCATCGGCCGAGAGCGCGTCCGCGTTCGCCCAGTGCCGTTCGCCACCCGCGCCGAGGGCTGCGTCGTAGCGGGCGCGGACCAGCCGCGGCTTCGCCTCGCCTGTTCGCTTACGACTCAGCCCCAGCGCGGAGAGAAGGCCCATCAGATCGTCCCCGGCGGGTCGAACCGCTGAATCCGCAGGCCGCGATCGCGGCGCTTCGCGGCGGCCTTCGCGGACAGGTAGCGGTCGAGTGCGATGAGGTCGCCGATCGACCGCGACGAGACGGATCCGGTCTCGTTCGAGGCCGTCTCAGGCGTCGTCGCGGCCTGTTCGAGCGCCGTCTCGAGGATCTGCTCGGTGGTCTGGCCCTCGCTCACGCCATACATCCCTGTGCCGCATCGCGGCGAGCCAGTCGCTGGCCGGGATCTCCCGGCGTTCGAAGGCCAGCATGCGTTTTCGGAAGCGATCGACGGCCGCGGCCGGGTCGCGCCCCTCGAGGCGTGCGAGTGCCGCCTCCTGTTCCGCATCCGATCGCCAACGCTCCGGCGTCAGCCGAAGCACCAGGCGAAGTCGTGCGGCCGGATCGAGTGTCACGGTGGAGGATCATCCACTAGGTACGCCGTCTCGCAGCGACCTAAAACCGCCGGAATCGCCTCCGGCGGTGCGGATCCTTCACATGCGGACAATCCCACGAAAAAACCGCCCGACGCGAGACCAGAGGAAGCGTCGGGCGGCACAAAATGGGGCGCGGTGGACTGTCAGAAACCGTGCAGGGTGGGTGCGCGAAGGTTCAAAACTTTTGAAGTTGCGTGGTCCGAATCCGCCGCACTTGTCGACAAGTGTGGCGGATTCGTAACCTCAATCCAAGTGTCGGGTTTAGGTGCTAGCGTCGGGCGCCTCGCAGCTCACGGGTAGGCGAACAGCGACACCTTCAATGTGCCAGTTGCGAGACGTGGCTTGCCGTTCACCGGATCGAACGAGGCGACGGTGATGCGTGCATCGTGCGGGTCTTCCGTTCGCTTGCCTTCCCGAAACCAGATCTTGGCTTGGGATCCATCCTCAAGCTCCCACTCGCCAACAAGAATCCATTCCATCGGTAGTCTCCTAAGTCAGTCCGTATGGTGTTCGACCGGCACAGTCAGTCTCTGGTGATGCCAGCCTCGAGCGTCTTCGCCATCTCGTCTTGCACTGCGAGCGTGTTCGCGTGCATCATGCTCATCGCCATCAGGGTTAGTTTCATGGCCGGCGTCGGACACCGCTGGCAGGCGGCCGCCATGTCGCGGCACGCTTGAGCGGTGAACCCGGTATCAAGGCCGTCGCAAGCCTCCACGAAGTCGCGTCGGATGGTGATGGTGGCCTGGTCGAATCTGCTGTCGTTGCTCATGTCTGGTCTCCTTGATGAAGCGGCCCCATGCCGCTCAGATGCTCTTGAGTGCGGTCGGGATGATCTCGTAGTCGTGGATGATGTCGTCGCCGTACGGCTCGGCGAGGATGGCCTTAGCTCGCGCAATGTCCTCGGCGTCGTTGGTCGCGAGGACGCCTCGGGAGTATTGCCAAAAGTCGGAGTGTGCTGCCCGGAAGCGGTGCCGCACGTCGACGATGGTGGCGGTGGTGGTCATGATCTGGTCTCCGTTCACGCCTTCTGCCCTGCTTCGTACGCGGCCTCAAGCGCGGCCTTGAGGGACCACACAGCCTGGTCAGAGAAGTCAAGGCCGTCGCTCCGCCGAGTCTCCAGCGTCTCGAGGCCAAGCTCCCGCATGGCGATCTCCAGAAGCTTCGCGTCGCGGCCGTTGTTCTTCCGTGCCTTGGTCTTGCTGTTGTTCATGGTCTGGTCTCCGTTTCTGTCAGGCCCCATGCCTGACACCTGAAGGATAGCGGATAAACCTAGGAGGTCAACCCGCCGGCGGAGGGAATCCCGACTTTTTTCGAGGGTCGCCGATGTCCGCCAATGTCCGCTCGACGGTCGTCGCCTCGAGGCCGCAGTGCCGGCACCGGCGACGCCGGCGGATCGACCCGTCCACGGCGCGGTAGGTCCAGATCACGCGTAGATCGCGACACCAGCACCGACTGCACGCCATCACCCGCGGCGCCTCGTCGCGGGACGTCACGCGCCCCGCCTCCTCGCCTGGATCTCGGACAAGCTCAGCCGCCGCGTCACCCGCGACGCCTGCGACGCGGCGACCTCGCCGATCGT